CCGATGGCCCTTGTAAAAGAGTCGACTTGAGATCTTGTTCCGGTAATGTGGGAAACATCAAAAATTCTTGAATAATCTTTAAATCCAAGCATCTTTAATATTGTTGATTTTAACTTAGCCCCTTGACGGGCAGCATAATATTCTTGAACCAAATCACCTGAATTTAAATTCAATGTGTTCTCTTCATTAATTTCTTTTCGTTCAGACATAATTTTCCTCCTAACACAGTAAATAGTTTATAAAAGAAAACCCGCCATAAAGCGGGTTTTGTTATTTGTTGCTTTTTCTAGCTTTCTCCGTTGCTTCTTTTTCGTCTTCCTTTTGTTTAATCAATCTTTGAATAAACCATTTTCTGAGGCCGACTGGGATTGAATAAGATTCGAACAAAGAAAAGCCGCCATGGTATTTTAGGGCAAACAACTCTTCGTAGATTGCTTCTTGGTAACTAGATGTCAGGCCAAAGGAAGCGAAAGTTGATTGGTAGATCCATTTCAACCTCCGTATCACAGGAAGGGCAAGTAAAGTCGCCCTTCATCTCAACCCCTGGCTGGATGTCTTTCATTACCTCTTTAAGCTTCTTGGAGTCCCGAAGAGGCATATTTTCTACATAAGATCCAACTAAGTCCGGATTATCATTTACAGAAACAATAACGAGCCTGTAAGTTTCTAGGCCGGCTGAAAAGTCAACGTTATGCTTTTTATATTTCTTTTCCTTGTCGGCTAAAGCTTTTTCATCCTTGCCTGTTAGAAAGCGTATCTCAACTTTGGCTTTTGTCTTTGGTGCTGTAAAGGTAAATGTTCCTTTCCCTGTTGCCTCAATACCTTCGGACAAAGTTAGAGGTTTGTTGCGAACACATTCCTCCAAGTCAAAAGTTACTTCGGTCTTTTTCATACAAGAGCGGCAAACTGCCTCAACTGGGTATTCATCACCATAAGCAGATCTTCGCACTTGGGTCAAGATCGCATTCTTGTCTCCAATCAAAAGGTCGTCTAAGTCAAAGTCTTTTGTTACCATCAAAGAGCGTAAAAGCTTTTCAACAACAGTACCTTGCTTTAGGTATGATTGGTTTAGAAGAATGTCTTCCTCTTTAGCGGTCATTTGTCTTACTTCCACTGTTGGGTTCTTTCGAAGAGGATGGCCCTCTGGATAGAACTCACCATTTGATGGAAGCTCAACAATATCATTTGCGGCCACAAAAGAAAAGTCAGCACCCTGCTGGGCCATTGCAGGTGCTGGTTCCGGGGATGCCTGGGGGACTTCGGGAGCCCCCAAACGGTCTTGGTTATTTCTCATTATACTCCTATGAGGTTAATAAACTTTTTATGAGCCGCCGAAGCCTTTAATTGGGTCGGCGCCGTCAAGGAAATTGAAAAAGTCGTAACGAAGTTCAACTTTAATTTCACTTAAATCTTCATTATCGTAAGACAAAGACTGAGGGAATTCAATGTTTTTCACCCAAGCATTTTGAAGGGTAAACCCTATTTTATTTTTTTCACCATCCTCACCAGACCCTAGCTGCTCAATCGTTACTTCTCCTAATGCCCCAACGGACCCTCTTTTGGTTAGTAATGATGTAGCGGCGGGCGTTTGACCATCGGGAACCTTATATCCTGAATTAACAAAGCTTTTAATAATTGTCTGTGAAGTCGATTCATTAATGGCGTCGACCACAGTAAAGGAAATAGTGTTGTATTCTATAGTTCCAGGAAAATAAAACCTGTGATTTAAGAAATGATGTGTTGCTTCGCCAACTGTTATCGTTGGAAGGTTAACTCCTTTCACTACCCAAGTATCTAGATTGTTTACACGAAGTAAAAACTTAAAATTACGACGGGGTTCGGTCTCTGTGCTGCTGCTCCAAAATGCCATTTATTATTTCTCCTTTATCTTAAATAGTCTTAGCTATCAAAACTTGCGCCGGAGCGGAAAATTTCGAAGTCGATTGCAATAAACTCAACTGCCCTGGTCGGCTTGAGGAGCACTTTTGCATACAGTATGTTCCGATCAATTAGATCAGGTGTTGTTGTTGTCTCATCAAGAATGAGTCTATAATCTTCTAAGCCAAACTTAGCCTTGACATCATTCAAGAGCGGCCGTGCCCTAAGAAGGAACTGAGCCCAAGTGTCACGAACATTCGGCTGGAATAAAGTTGTACTTGCGATTCTTGAAATTTCCTTCTTGAGGAAAATAAGAAGCCGACGAACATTGACTCGGTCAAGCGCAGAAGCACTAGCCTGAAGTGTTTTCTGTCCGAAGATAACGATTCCTTCTTGTGGGAACTGCGCAATCGGGTTAACGTTAACACCGTATAAGTCATCTCTTTCCTTTGAGGATAGTCGCTTGGAAACGCCAGTTGCTACAATACCGGTTGAGCCATCTGAGAGGCCGCCACGGTTGAAGCCAGCTGGTGCGAACCAAGGCTCCGCAACTCTTTCTGTGTAACCAAACGCTGACATTGCTGCCACTGTCGCAGGAACATACAACACAGTGTTTGATCCTCGGTCTCTTATCTGAACTGCTGGGTAGTAAGCAGCGCCGTAAGAACTATCAAAACCTCGTGTCTTCATAGTGGTTACAGCAGTGCTAGGATCAGGAAGTCTAGTTCTGTTTGCTGCTATTTGACCCTCCTTTAGCTCAAAACGAGGCTTGTAATCGTTTTCGATATCGATAATAGCCAATGTGTCGCTTCTTTCCTCGGCCATATCAACCAAGTAGTCAGTTACAAGAGGATCGGACAAACCCGGTGCGGCTATAACATTGTGCTCAACCACATCAGGGTCTCTAAGCATGTCGATTGCTTTACGAACTGAGTATAACTCATATGACTTTTGTTCAGTCTGATCGTTGATTAGTCGGTTTGCAAAAGGCTCTGGTTCTGTAATATCCAAGCCATCTGTTCCGCCAACTAGTGGTAGTGTGAATGAGTTGATGCCAGCGTCAAGAAGAGAGCCTGTAAAGCTGCCTACACCTCTGAGAGATCTTCCAGCTGCTCGTGAGCCTGAAACATAAACAGGGACTGTGGCTGAACCTGAAATATCATCTAATGAGAAGATATAAGAGTATTCTAGGCCGGCGGCTAGCGTGCCTCCTGAGCCGTAAGGATCCGGTACGTCTGAAGAGATGCGTCTGGTGTAATCACCATAGCCGTTATCACGCCTGGCGAATGTGCCTTGTGTGCGTGCGCCGTAGAATGCGCTCTTCGGTGTTGAGACGCCATAGGCGCCTGACTCACGAAGTGAAATCCTAGGGAATTCAATACTAGCCGACAAGCTACCAGTGAATGCTGGCCCAGAATATTGAGAGCCGGTTGTAAGTGTTCCGCCGGCAAACATTGAGGCTGCGGCAATAGCCAAGCCTGCGGTGGGAATGTCTGCCCCCGGAGCTTGGCTGCCGGTGGTTATTTGACCCGCTGTTCTTATTGGCCCAAAGTAACCAAACGGAAGAACTGCCGGGTTAGCAGTAGCGTTGTCGACTTCGTCATTCATTTCCATACGTATGTATTTTGAGACATTGTTGTATGTTCCATACTCTTCGTAGTATTTTTCAGTCGTGTTCCAGCTTAGGTACCTGTCGCCAATTCGACGAGCAATGTAATTTGATGACGCTGGATTTAGATTTAGACCTGTGAATGACTCTAGAAGGCTTAGAGAGTTATCTGTGTCCTTGGCATCTCGCACAAAAACATCAAAGGTGCCGTATGGGTCGACAGTTGGGTTAACTGCTGCTTTTACATTTGCAATTGATATCTTAGTGTTTTTATTATCCCATTCTCCTCGAATATCAGTGGCGGCAAAACGGAAAAGTTTCTGCTGATTTTGAGGCTGGTAGGAAGCGGTTTCTTGCGTAAGGTCCTGTGCGAACACTAGGCCGCTCTTTGCCACGGCTGCAGCTGCGGAACGGTCTGCGAGGGCGGCGCCAGAGCCGGACATGATAGCAACGAAAGCAAAAGCGTTCGAGTCTGCACCACTAAGTACAGTTGGGGCACCAGATCCAGGAGTTCCTCCACACACAATCTCTTGTAGTGAACTTTCGAAAGTCTCTCCTAGCCAGTAGTTTAATACTGTGCCGGAACCATAAAGATCCATGTTGGTGTAGTGTGGGTTGGTATTGAATACCTTACGAATGTACTTTTCTGAGTTTGGATCAAAGTTAAACGTGGCAGTAAG